ACTGATCGGAGATCTGTACAAAATTCAGTGTACCTGTATAGCCATTGTTGGATGAGAACACAATGTAATCAATTCCGTCCGCGCGGATGGTGCTTGTTTCACCATTTGCCTGCATCTCCATGGACATCAGTCCTTTTTCCTGGCGTACCCTGGACGCGTCAAACGTGACCGTCCCGTCTTCATTTCTAACGCCAGGGATGTAGTAACAGTTTTTTACGTCATAATGATAAATGTTCGGCATTTCCTATACCTCCATTCGGTAAACGATATTCCACATCAGTAGTTCTTCGATAAATTCCCTGCTGACCTTCCAGCGGAGATCCTCCGCGTCAAGCACCGCCTTTACCTGTTCCTCTGCGTCACAGGTTTCCGTATCAGAATACAGGATGACCGCCAGTTCCTTGATGTCCAGGTAACGCGCTCCGTCCGCATAAACCGGCTTATCCGTCAGGACATATTCCATGAACGGCGGTTCGATCTCCTGCAGGTTTGTCGTGCTGATATGGTCCGGATGTTCCTCATCGAAAGGGACTTCCATCCGGCGGCACATCGCCTTTACTTCGTCATTTGTCATTTGTTCAGTTCCTGAATGAGATTCTTCTCAAATGTCCTCTCGGTTTCCTCATCTGACGGAATATGCGGATACGCCGGCACCCGCGTCTTACTGGTGCGGTTCTGGAAATATCCTCTCAGCGCGTGCCCATGCTGCAACAGGTGCGCCAGCGCGTAGTGCTGACGGTTGTACACCGTCCTGGAATATTTCGCGGATGTATCCGTATCCTTTTTCGAGGTCCAGTCTTTCGCGTAGGACCCCGGAGGGTATCTTCCTCCGCGGAGCCCGTATTTTCTGACCGGCGCTTTTGTCCTGATTTCCTTCGTCACTTCCGTTGAAGTCTTATCTACGGCCCGCTTCAGGCTCTGCATACTGACATCGCGGTATTCCTTCAGTGCTTTTTCACAGGTCTCCTGGAAGACATCAATCTGGATCTGGCTCATGACCTTCTCCCGTAACCGATGACCGCTTCTGAAAGGGACAGCAGCCACGAGGTCGGCCTTGTCCGGTCGTAAAGCTGTTTCTGCTTGACTTCGTACTGTTTCCCGTCGATCCGAAAGATATCATCCACATCCACCGCCGATCCATACGGTACCAGCACAGCGCGGACGATCCGGATGCCCAGCACCTGGGCATCCCAGAAACGACGTTCGCCCACTGTCTGCTCCGCGAAATGGATCACTTCCTGTTTCGTGCCGGTAATCTTCCTGTCCTTTACAGTCAGTGAAGTTCCCCAGCCGTCCGTATAGGTCTGAAATGACCGTTTCTCAGGTTTCAGCATCATAACCCTGTGCCTCCGCATAAACACGAACGTCGGTTTCCGCTTTTATTTCAACAATATCCTGCGCGAAATCCTTCAAGAAGGTTTCCGCCGCGCCAGCCTCTGCTCTCATGACATACTCACAGAGCAGTTCCCCGCAGCGCGTGCCGGGTTCACAGTCTGCTTCAGGATCACAGTATTTCCGTAACAGCTGGATACCCGCCGCACCTTCATCCCGGAGCCGCTGCTCTGTGTCTTCGTCCGGCGTATAGGTGACGTGCAGTTTCCTCAGCAGCATGTTATAAACCGTTTCCGTGATCATACCCGTCACCTCCTATTAACGATCAGGCTGTTTCTTTTGTGCTGACAGTACCTTTCACTTCTACCGGAAGCGCCGGATCTGCAACGTTGGAGATATCCAGCAGGGCAAAACTTTTATTGTCCACCGGCTGTCCATTTCCGTACACTCTGGTTGTATAGATACGGTTATCCTGCAGGAACTGATTGGAATCATCATATTCAATAATGCCGGAAGTACCGCCATTGATTGCTGCGAAATAATTGGCCGCAATCCCGACGATCGCTTTTCCCTCTGCGATCATGCTGCTGGTCACGACCTTTGTCGGCCAGGTGTGGCTGATCATGTCCAGGATACCTGCGTGTGTGATCACATTCTGCGCTTTCCGGATTTTTTTGATATTATCCTGAGGATTGACAACCAGCAGGGCTTCCGGAACGTTCCGGTCATCGTTATTGTCATCTTTGGCCATACCTGCTATGACACCCGCGTAGTCATCGCCCCAGTTCGCGATCGCCACCGCGGATTTCGCAGTATAGGCATTGTTGGATACAGATGTAATGTCCCTGTCCATGCCGATAAACTGGTTGTTACCATCACCACTGACAATGGTTTTCTCCAAGCCGAACGCGATGGACTCAGAAAGGATGATCCGGATGTACTGATCTACCCACATCGGCGCGAAGGCGAAATTGAACTTCACGTAATCTTTCGGGATGATGAAATACGCGGTATATTTCGCCACTGTGACATCCACAACCTTGATCTGACCGGCCAGTTCCGTGCTGATCGCGCTGGTGATCTGTCCCCAGCCGCCCAGTTTGGACGCCATCTGAACACCATTCATGACCAGTTTCTGCGCCCCTGCCGCGTTCTGGATCGTGATCGCGTCCAGCAGCGGATGATTCTTTTTCATATCCTCAATAACGCGATCAATAATTGTCACCGGCATCGCTGCCGTCAGGCCGGTAATTGCCTGTTTCGCGTCCGTCCTGACCGCTCCGATAAACTTCTGATACCAGTCATTTTCCTCGGATGTCAGCGCACGGAGCCCTCTCTGCTGCAGTACGGCGATATCCGCAATATTCCCATACTGGTTAAACTGCTGCTCAATCATTTCGCAGAGCTGTTCCTGTGCTTCCTGGAACGCTTTGGCAGCCCCTTCCGCATCATCATTTCTGACTGCATCGCCGAACGCCTGGAAGATTTCTGTTACTTTTTCGTTCACTTCGTCTTTGTTATACATTGGCATGTTGTTACCTCCCTGATAACTGCATTGCTTTCAAGAGTGTTGTATGAACCTTCGGCATTTCCCGCCGTATCGGTTCCCGGCCTTCCCCTGGATTATTCAGTCCCAGCACTGCCCGGTTGATCTCCAGTTGTACCCTGACCTGTTCCTGTGCTTCTCTTGCCTGCCGGCGCGACTCTGACAATTCCCTCTGCATCTGCTGCATCTGCGCTGCGGGATCCTCTTCTGGCTCTTTTGCCTTGTACTGGTCCACAACATCGCAAAAGCCGTATTTCAGGCAGGTTTCCGGATCCATCATGGTTTCCCTGCGCATCATTTCACGCAGTTCCTCCTCTGTCAGATTCTTTGCCCTGGCCATATACAGCTGTACACTTGCTTCACCCAGCGCTTCCAGCTGGTCAGCGTATTCCCTGAGCTGGTCCGCGTTTCCGGACGCGAACATCCACGGATAATGCAGCAGCATAGATGTACCAAGCCCCATATGCAGGTCATCACAGGCCATCGCAATATCCGCTGCAACGCTGTAGGCCATACCATCCACAAATCCGGTGATTTTACTCCCGGCCTGGGATTTCTGCCGCAGCAGGTTATAGATCGTAACACCTTCTCCTACTTCCCCGCCCTGAGAATTGATATGCAGGTGGATTGGTTCCCCATCCGGAATACCGTTCAGGAAATCCCGGAAATGTTTCGCAGACGTTTCCGAGTCTTCATAGTCCCAGGTATTCCAGTTGAACGAACCATATTTCGTCACTGCATCATACAGGTCAATCCTGTGTACTGTTTCTTTTTCTCCAGCCTCCTGCCGGAAACAGTACACCAGTCCTCTTCTTTCAGGCATTGTTTTCACCTCCTTCGCCGTCCATTCCGATCATTGTTACTTCCGTGTTATTTTTGGTCATCCAGTGCTTCTTTGACCATTCCGTATTCAGTGGTGCCTCGCCAATCCTGGCGCGGGCTTCATCGATCGACCACAGGGATGATCCAATCATCTTCGCCATTGCGTCCGCCGTGTCGGCAATGTCAGAATACAGAATGTTATTGGTATCAATCAGCTGATAAGAGCCTTTCAGCACTTTCTGGCCATACAGTTTCCGGTTGTTTTCTGTCTGGATCAGACTGGCGACCGGCCGGATCCCGAACGCCACCAGATTTTTCGTCAGCGCCGTGATGTCCGCTACATCCCCCCGGAGCAGTTTGACCGGTATCTGCAGCGCATTCGCGACTTTTTCAAAAATCTCATTTGTCAGATCTGACACATCTTTGACTTCTGACGTACTTTTCTTTGTGGATTCCGCGCTTTTGATGTCGTAGCTGAAGCCGTTAAACAGTGGCAGCACCGCATTATTTGACTCAAAATACTGACGGAAATTCTTGTTGATGATTTCGTTGTACACATCGTTGAACGTCCGCGGGGTCCCGTCTTCTTTCTTTCCGTACAGGTTCGTTGTCGCATTCCCATCTACAGACAAGATTCCGCGTTCGCCTCCGGATTTATAGAACTTCTTTACTGCCGCATCCAGCAGCGCGTTATATTCCGAAACGATCCCCTGCAGAAGCTCCGTTACATTGCGGTTGTTAAGACGGTAGAACAGGACGTCTGACATGTAATAGGTTTTATTCATCGTCAGCGGGTGCATGGTCCCGGACGGCCCATCCTGGCAGATGGTGATGTTATAAAACCGATCCTCTGCCAGCCCATAGGAATCATGTGTGTAGTCGTCCGCGATCACCAGATCACCTTTCGCCGTCTGGATCACCAGACATTCATTCTGATAGATCAGTTTCCAGACCAGTTTGTGAATAAATTCATTCGCGGACTGATTGATATTCGGCTGGTAGTTCCACCGGTAATACTGATCCTTTCGGATTTCCTGCCAGTTCTGGAATGTCCGGAACTCACAGGCCGACAGAGAGTTCGCAATGATATTGATCCCAACATTCAGAGCGAATTCATACAGTTCCAGTTCATGGAGTTTTGCGCTTTCCAGTTGCCTGAAATCCGCTGATGAAATTTCCACAGATTCTTTTCCGAGCAGTTTGCCCTGGACAAAGTTCCAGAAATCTTTGAATACGGACATATGTATCATCACCTCCTCTTGTCAGTAAACCATCGTCGCGAAATTCAGATCCGGAAGTTCTGCCACCTCCGGCAACTCATCAATGCAGCACATGGAGTGTGCCCACGCCATGAATCCATCTGTTTTCCGCAGCTTCGGTTCAATCTTTTCATAGTGAGTGTTCCCTTTGGTATCAATCACTCTCTTGGTGTTATTCGTATACCAGCACATCATCCGGTCCCAGCCGGATATCCTCCGGTTCAGGAAGGCGCTGTTGATGATCGGCGCTGCCTTCGCGATATCTGATGGCCGGATCAGATACAGTTTCTTATTTTCCTTCGTGAAAATCTCATATCCGAGAATTTTCCGGAAGGCCTGCGCCAGCCACGAATACCGGAAATTATCAATCCCGATCATCATGATCTGGTACTTCTGCGCCTGCTGTTCGAACCACATGACCGGCAGTTCCGGCGGGATCTCCACATCATCCACAATCTCGCAGACCCCGGCCTTTACCCACTCCATCACCGGCGCGTGAATGTGCGGCAGGTCCTTTGAATTTTTACAGATGAACCCGTGATGAACCGACACGAAAGAATCTCCCTGGCGGAAGGTCAGGCAGCATTCACAAAAATCGTTTGTTTTCGTGTAGTCTATGCCTCCAACGCATCTGGCGCCTTCCTCCGGGACGAAATCCGGCTCCCTGGCGCACGCTTCAATGTCTGCCCACTCCGCCACCGCTTTCTGTGGATCGCTGACCGGAAAATTACAGCGTTTGGCCAGAAACTCCGGATAGTAATCCGGGGTAAACGGCATACTCTCGATCTCCCGTTCGATCGTTGTCCTCAGCGAGTAGAATGACGGATAAATCAAGGACGGATTTGCCTTCACAATCTTGTCGATCTGGCTCCATTCTTCCTCTGCTTCAATCCGGAACCAGTTCACAAATGTCCGGTTTTTCGGATTGTATTCCCTCAGGATGACTTCATTCTGCGCCTTCTCATCGTCCAGAATGCCACCGCGGACATGTCCGTCCGTCGTGATCGTGATTTCCCGTTCCCACTGCATCTTCCCGGTACCGGATTTCAGGGTATTGATGTTCCTGGCGTCCTCATACTGGTGCTTTTCATCGTAGATCACACAGCCGGTCCGCTTCGAATCCTTATTTTTCGTCGAGGTAGTATTCAGCCGGAACTCCGCGGCCATCTTTTTCCCGACAATCTTTTCTACGTAGGCTTTATAATTCGAGTTCAGTGCCCTGGCGTATTTCGGGCTGACCGGATTGTCGATCAGCTCCTTCAGATCCGCGATGGATGTTTTCGCCTGGTCTTCTCCGTTCGCGATCAGGTCCACATTGTAGCCTTTTACACCATGCAACGGGCTGATCATGTAGAACGCGCAGAAGTCGATGAAGCCGTTTTTCCCGGCTCCTCTGCCGATGATATCCCGGATGACGTGGAAGTAGATGTCGTCATACGGCATCCCCGGCTGTCTCAGGAAGACGCCAAACATAATCGCGAACTGATATTTTTCCCAGGGTAACAGATCGAAGTCAAAATACTTCTGCAGCTCCAGGCCTTTCCGGATCCTGTCGTGGTCAATGTACACGTCCGGCCGTTCCAGCACCGGAATGATATTATTATCCAGCGCCAGTTCCTGCTCAATGCAGTGTTCGATGTGATTCCCTTTGATCAGGTAAATCCACTCATCAATGTTTGGCTCATAGGTCATCTTCTCCCTCGATCAATACATCATCCGGCGCGATTTTCAGAGTTTTCAGCAGTGCCAGCATCTGCCGGTTGACGATCGGCAGCTGTTTCGGCGACGCGTTATCTTTCCCATCCACTGTGCGCAGTCCTGTTTCCCGGATATCCTCGATCAGGGCTTCTTTCAGATCCCACATTGCCATGTAATCTTCCACCTGATCTTCAAACAGTGCGATATCCGCACCTCTGCGTTTCAGTTGTTCCAGCAATGTTTTTCTTACGTTTTTCCGCACAGTTGCGCGCTTTTTTGCCGCCATTTTTCACACTTCCTTCATTATCCGCGCGCGCACGCGCGTGAACGCACGCGTGAAAATCAAAATCTCGCTAAGAAAG